TATATCTCATACACGGAAAAACAGAAGCAGAGTCAAGAGAATACATCCGTAAAGTCATTGACAGAGAATCAAACGCCATTTTGGTGGCCAGTTTCGGTACGACTAGCACTGGCATTAACATTGTCAATCTTGACAATATTATTTTTGCTTCACCTACTAAATCGATTATAAGACTACTTCAGAGTATTGGTCGTGGTCTTAGAGTATCACCAAAGAAAAAAACACTCAAAGTATATGACATTGTAGATGATTTGTGTTGGAAGTCTCACAAAAATCATGTGTATCGTCATTTTGAAGAACGTATAAAGATTTACAAAAAAGAAAAATTTGACTACAATACACATGGCATGGATTTTAAACACATTTAAAAAAATAAATAGTAAGGAAGGGAGGACATTTTATGTCCGACTCACTTCCTGAAAATCCTGTTACTGGTGTTCTTAAAGTAGTTAAACTAGTAACTGGAGAAGAGTTGATTGGCTTGGTAAATGATACATCACCCGATGTGATCACAATAAAACTACCAGCACTATTACAAAATTATGTTTCTAAATCTCCAACTGGAGATATTGTTGAATTTGTAAAATTAGCAAATTATGTTTATAATATAAAAGATTTTCATATAGCAATACAAAGAACATCTGTAATTTATAGTGGTTTCCCTTCAGATGATTTAGAAAAAATGTATCAAGCGTACATTACACTTATCCAAGATAATCCAACATCTGTTTTAGCTCATGGAATGCCAGATGATATACAACCAGAAAATGGCCTTCAATTATTAAACGAATTATTTAATAATGAAGATTTTGTTGGATTTGTTAACGATTTAATTGAAAGTTTTGAGGGTGAAAATATAGAAGAAGAAATAGAAGATGTAGAATCGTTTATAGAGCCCGAGGAAAAAGAAGAAGCCAGACCCCAACCAAAGAAGAAGAAACGCAAGAGAATCAAACCAGAAACAAATAAAATGCCCTATAATCCAGAAAGTCCGCCTGAAAATCCAGAGAGCTGGTCTGACGACCCAAAAGATTATATTTAAAGAGTTGTATGAAGATTTGAAGGAACCAAATCTTCTCCATTCAGAGTTAAATCAAAATATGAATATTTAAAAAGACAGGTTGATTTTTGAATCAATGCATCAGAGCTATCAGATTGAAAAGATAGACCACCAAGTTTGATTGGAATAATATTATAAAAAGTTGCTTTTAAAAATTCACAATTTGTAGTGGGATCATACAAAAATAAATTTGCTTGATAATGCCAATTTTGATATTCTAAATTATGTTCATAATCATTAGCAATATTTGTAATATTTCTTATCCACGAATAAATTGCCTTCCAGTTGCTTAAATCTGAATCAACAATAAATTCAGTAGACAAAGCTTCAAAGTTTGCTGACATTGTTGGAATCGGAATAGTAATACCTAAAGTAGTTGGTTGGGGTTGATCGGGAACAGAAATACCTGGCAAATTTACTTTCTGACACAATAATTCCATCTGATTAGTACCTCGTCCAAAAAATAGACGAAAGTAACTATTGTAGAGTGGATTAATATTTGATGTACAATTGCTCATAATAATATTTATTTAAAAACAAAAACCTCCCGATTTCTCGGGAGGTTTTCGAAGGTTAGATTAACTTACCAATCAGAGAGTATTACCGTGTAGGTTTTGTACGTTAGTTAGACGGTAGTAGTGGTTCAACCCAGCTGTTAGATTCTCACCATCTGGTTGTAGTGTGGTGGTATTCAAAACATAGGGGTTGGCTACAACGCCGTAACGTGTCTTAAAGGCAATACGTGGTTGGAAAGTATTTGGATCAACTGCACGTACCATTTGTAGCGGTACGTATGGGCAGTAGAACAATCCAGCATCGTATGGGGTTTCGCCCTTATATCCTACGCAGAAGAAATTAAATCCTGCGGGGCTATATGGATCGATGTAAACACGAATCTTGCCTGAGAGAACACCAGCAAAGGTGTTTTGTGTATCATCGGCATTGATTTGTGGTGCGATTGCTGGGCTGAGGCTCATGAAGCCAGACATGGCTAGAGCAGCAGCTGTATCGCTATCACATACGATGAAGTTACCCTTACCACGGCGGGTTTCCTTGGCGATGTAATTGCATTCACGCTCAATTTGGAAACTTAGGCCACGGAAACGTTCAGCAGACCAACGACCATCGGAATCTACATCAAGATCATAGTTTCCTTTGGATGTGAGATCGGCTTGTTGCGAACCAGACTTAGCAACATAATAAATTGTCTTGACGATTTCACGGTTGATTTCGGCAAGAATTTCTGTGCTAAGAAGATTGGCAAGTTCAGCTTCAGCATCTAGACCATGAACAGCCTTGAGGTCTTGTGCCAACTCAATTGTGTAGTTGCTGGATAGAGCGCGTGTACGAGCTTGGACAGCAACACGGTCAATTGAGAATGCCATTTGGTTCCAGTTTTGATATGGGGAATTACGCCCGATACCTTCACCGTTTTGTGTTAGCATTGCACGGAGAGCATTAATTTGAGCTGAAGTAGAAGTTACACCTCTTGTGTAGTTCCATCCAGCAGAAATGCCCTTTGATCCTGCAAAAGTTGAATCTAGAGTCCAACCAGATCCACCGAAGGATGGTTGTGGCTCTTGATACATTGCTTCAACATATTCAGCAGCACCATAAGACAATCCATTAGTTCCACCAAATGCGTATTGTGAACGCATTGCAAAGATTAGACCTGTTGGAGCTGTCATGGGTTGAACGCCGCAAATGTCATATGCCATTAGATTTGGCATAGCGCGACGAACCAATGAAATTAGAACAGGATCATAACCAGCAACACTGTTTGTGTTGGTGTATGTCATGGGCATTCCAAGATTGTTGGAACCCATGTCTTCTGTTAGGTGTTGTGAACGAAGAGCTTGCTCTTGGTTCTCTAAAAGAACAGCTGTTACCTTCTTACGATAATCGTCCTTAATGGGCGAGAGAGCGTCGTGGGTAAGAACGGGCTCCCATTTTTCTGTTAGAACATCATATGGTGTATTTTCTGCGAATTGCATTTTAAAAGTTTCTCCTGTGAGTTAAAATTATTTAGTAAAAAATGTTTTTAGACCTTTTTATTAAGTCTTCCTAATGCACCAACGTAGTTTTCTACTAATGTTGTTGGAGCATTATTGATCTTTGAAAAAGTTTGCTCTGGTTCGATTGTTCTGGTGGGTAATGAAACTTTTGCTGGTTTTAGATAATTTTCTTTAACTGTAACCAACTTAGAACGGTATTCTTCGGGGGTTGCAAAAGTTACATTTTCCATTAGAGATTGAAGTTTAGAAATTTGTGTATCAGCCAAATCTTTGGTTTCTGCTACAAAAATTCCAGCACATTCTGTCAATTCAACTTGCTTACGCAAATTGATGTTGGCATTGAAAGCCTCATTGAGTTTAGTTTCCAAATCACGATTTTGAGCATATAGCTCGTCAAGAACGTTATACTTTTCGTTTGGAACATCAATGTAGTGGTTTTCAAAAAGATTCTTCAAACCACTAATGAAATTTTCAGCAATTTGTGTTTTGATACCTTGCTCAACTGCAACAGCATTTTCTTGCATCCATTCTTCAACAACATAATCAAGGTAGTCATCTACTTTTTCTACCAAAGATTCTGTTACTGTGTCAAGATATTCTTTGACGTTTCCATCAATGCCTTCAGCTAAAGTAGCAACGGTTTTTTCAACACGATCTGTTACAGCAGCTTCAAAAATTGCTTCTAATTGTTCGATTAATTCGTCAGAAGCGTTTTCTTCTCCTAGAAGAGAAGCCAATGCAGCACGGAATTGTTGTCTTGCTTCTTCAGCAACTTCCTCTACATTTTCATCTTCTTCTGTGGTTTCTTCTGTTTCTTCTTCAGAAGAAGTTTGTGGTGCTTTAGCCATTACTGCACCAACCATTGAATTGGGAACAATTGGAGCTCCTACAGCCATAGCAACTGGATTACCAGCAACGATTGGTTCAGGAACCATTGATCCACGACCAGAAGCATCATAATCTGGTTTGTTATCAGAAATTGGAGTCTTACCCATTGATTGGGTAGCTGCTTCAGTTAAATTCTTGTTCTTTTTATTTGTCATATTCAGGGATCCTTAAATGTAAAAATATTTATAATAATTATATTTTATGGTATTGGAATACCATATCTTTGTGCTTGACGCAATATTTTTTCTCTTTCAATTTTATCTCTTAAATCTTGAAGATCATCATTTGCACCAGCTTTTGGTTCTGCTTTATATTTTGGTTTTCCCATACTTCCAGGGAGTTCAAAAGCTGTAAATGGTGAACCAGAACCTTGGACAGCTAGCTCATTTTGAGCTCTACCAATTTTTGCCATTTGTGTATTTGCAAAATTATATCCAGTAATATCGCCTATTTGGGTTCCCAATTGTTGTATCATTTCGGCACCTTTAACACCAAGAGATTTTCCTAAGCTATCCACAAGATCTCCACCAGCCAAACCCATGGCCTTTGTTCCTAATTTTGATCCTATTAAATTACCTACCCATTGTCCTAAGCCCCCCACACCATATGCACCAATAGCTAAACCAACTCCAGTATCATCAGTATCACCTCTTAAAATATTTGGAATTGTTGGTTTAGTTCTATCAGATTTTTCTGATGATCCACCACCAAAACCACCTGGTTCAGCAACAGATTTTTTTTCAAACAAAGTTTTATATCTTTTTAAAGAATGTGAGATAGTTTCATCTTTGTTGTTTTTAATTTCTTCATTCAAAGAAGCAAGCAAATAGAGTTTAGTTGTATCAGGTATTTTTTTCATGACATCTTTTTAAAATAATCTTCAAATACTTTAACAATATTTTTGCTTAAATCTCTCTTAGATGATGTTTTGATCAACTTAACTGCATTTTGATGGTCTCTTTCTTGCCATAAACCATTTTCAAAAATCCATTCTCGTCCTTCCATGATTCCATTTACGAAAGCGTTTGGAGCTGATGGATCGGCAACAATATCAATTGCAGCCAACATAAAATCTTCTTGAACTTCTTGATATCCATTTTTTGCACGAAGAGAACCCATACCACGTGTTGATACTCCCAACTGTGCCCCCTCATCAATGAGATTTTTTACAATTCGACCCATTGGGGTATCAAGAACTTTTGCTTTTCCATAGACATTTTTTCCATCTTCATGAAGTTGTTTAATTATGTGCGAAACACGATCTAAATTAACTGTTGGACCACTTGGATGATTCAATTCACCCATTGCGCGTCCTTTGTCAACATATTCCGTAATATATCTTTTGCATTCCTTTAAAAGTGTATTTTGTGGATAAATTCTTCCATTTCTATTTTTTACATCGGATTGCATGAAAACACCTTCGATGAAATACACTTTTTCACCGTTACCGATGTTTTCTTTAATATATTTTACGTCTTCTGTTAATTCAGTTATTAGCTTCATGTTTTGGTTCCATTATTGTTTTGGCAACTTCTTTGTATCTTTCTCCGAGCTTTGTTCCCACTTTGGCATACAATAATTTTCCAGCATTTTCTTTAAAAGAAACTGCATTCTCTTCTATAACATTTTTAATAATTTCTCTTACTTCGTTTTTCATAGTAATCCTTTAGAGTCGTTTGCAAATTTTAGATGTTGTTTGAATTCGTTGCTGTTTTTAAATATTTTATGAATCATTTTTTCTCTATTTTCAGCATTGAGCGATTCAAACAACTTTTTTATCATTACCATTTCATTTTCAGTAATATTTATACTTGAACCATCTTGAAATAAAAATTTACCTTCTTTAAAATCCTCTACAAAGGATATAAATTCATTTAGTTGATCAGAACCATTTGTTGTAATTTTTGTTTCTAGTAATTTTTTAGATACAGATTTCCTCACATCATCAATACAATCATTGAGTTTAATAGCCAAAGCCTGTGTTATGTTTTCTTGAAAATGTTTTTCATTTTCTTCCATAAACATTGACTGAATGCCATTTTTTAATAAAATGTGTGTTGTATTCATTGTTGCCCTTGTTGTTCTGCTGCTTGCTGTTGTGCCATAGCTGCCATCTGTTCTTGTTGAATTCTTTGTCTGTCAACTTCCATTTCCTTGTCCATTGCACGCATTTCTTCTTCACTTTGACGTAAAACATTTTTTCTGACATATTGTGAAGAAAAATATTTTCCAATGTAGGGATCAACAAAAGAAATCATTTTTAATCTCTCAGCCAATATTTCTGCTTCTTTTAGATCCCAGAAATAATTGTCTGTGTTGTATATAAATTTAATATCACCCTTTAAATGTCGCCAATCATCATCAGTTACGACTCCTTTTAATAAGAGTTGAACACGCATAGTGTCGATAAACAATTTAGAAAAATGGTGTCTTAATCTATCAATAAATTTATAAAACTTAACTTCTTCTCTTGTTATCTCAACAGATCGGCCCATATTAAAGCCCGTTGATTCTGATGTAAGTCTGCTGATTGGAACGTTTAATGAGTTGTATAATTTCTTTTTAAAATAGTCCACATCTTCAATTTGAGACATGGCCTGACCACCAGGTAAAGTGGTAATCTCTGTTCCCCTTGATCCTTCTCTTCTTGGCAACCAATAATCTTCAAGAACAGAAAGATGATTTCGTTCATCACGAACTTCTCCCGTGGCTTGATTATAAATCAATCTTTGACGGAATCTACTCATCATGTCTCTGATGTATTGTTCCGCTTTTTGTTTTGGAAGCTGTCCTACGTCAACATAAAACACTCTTCTCTCGGGTGCGCGTGCTACGCGGTAAACTAGAAGAGCATCTTCTAGTTGTCTCAACATATTCAATGGTCGTATTGCTTTATGCAAATAACCAAGGACTCTTTTTGTGTTTAAATCAATTATACCAGAGGGAACATAAATTATGCTATCCACGGATAGCTGTAATCCACCTGGTCCTGTTACCATGTAAGTGTCTTTATCTGTATTTGTATAGAGA